TACAACAATAGTTGCCGTTGAACTTGAATTTGGTATAGCATTAGTTAAAGTTGTATAGCCATCTTGATGGAATGCACCATTAGGAAACTGTAAAAAACTACCACCGCTAGTCCCTGATAAACCACCATTAAAGTTATCTATCTGCGCAAAGTATTGACGTAACGCATTATTCATTTGGTCTTGGTATTGTTGGTTATACTCAACTGGACCAATAGGTAAGTTAGGTGCCTTAGAAGCACGAAGCGGGATGTTCTTTTCGCCTGCCATTATCTGCGCCCATCAGGTTTAATATCAATTCTTGGCATGCCTAACTGCCAAGCTACCCCAAGTTCCGTAGATTCAATACGGAAGGATAACTGACGACCACGAAGCCTTGTATACACTTGCCCTGTAAATTCTTGAACATTATAGACCTGTAAAACACCATAATTATTTGCACTTGTTACTGTTGGGTTATTAGCTGCACCATATGGAGCACCTGAGTTTACTCTTGGTCTAACCGTCATCGTCACTTCTGGGTTATTTACTGTTGAGCCATTAAAGTTTATATCAGGAAGAATACGCCAAACAAAACCAAAATTGTGCCCGTCACCAATATCAAAATCAGAGGATTGAATATAAGCATTAATAGGTAAAGGAGTAGACGTAGCATTGTCATCTACTGAAGCCTCATGGAATAAAATACGACTATTGTAATCTGCCGCCATAGGATATTGACGAAGACTTGAATCAAGCCAAGCAGTGCGAGCCATAGTGCCATAATACCAAACGCGGTCTACATAGTTATAAATAACATATCTATCAACATCTACACCATTACCTGAATTACTTACATAGAACCACCAAACTTCATTGTACCCTTCATTACTACCTGCAAATACTTGGAACGACTGAGTAAGATTAATATCATTAAACACATATTGACGTAATGCACACGGCAAAGTTTCTACTCGACCTGAATACATATAGAACTTGTCAGTACCCATCCAATAAGTGACGTTGTTTACAGTAATCATGGCATTTGGGGATATGATAGAGATATTATCCATCATGATGTTAAACCCCCAGACATAAGGTGCACCTAGGTACTGCATAGAATAAAGCGCTGAGTCTGTCCAGATTAGAATTTCTTGGCGAGATGCTCTAGCCCCCATAATAAAAGACCCATTAGTTAGCGCAAATTCACCAGCTTGGTTTGTTACATCTGGCACCCACTGATATGGATTAATTTGGTCCGACCAACGGACAAGCATTGGGTTAAATGGGGTATTAGGCGTACCACTTAAATACGAGTTTGCACCCATTGCAATTACAAATTTTTGAATTGCTGAAGCTACTATTTGGTTAGTAGTGTTAGGTACGTATGTGCCATTAAATCCTTCGTTTGTAGATAGTGTATTTAAACTAACTGCTCTAGTAGTAACGCCGTTTGCATCTTTCCAATAGTAGATACCCCCTCCACGCGGGGCAATTATTAAGTCAGCTCCAAAGTTATCGTTAGACCAAAGTCGTAGTTGGTTTCCTAATGATGATACAAATGCACTACCCCATGTGCCTCGCCCCCAAGGGCCTGAACTCCAACCTGTACCTAGTGTATATACGTTTGGTCCAATTGGCACTTGGTATGAAACTGTAACTGTTGCTCCGCCATTCCCTGTATCACTTGCATTAGCTAGTACGGGTGTGCCTGTAGTCGGGTTTTTTGCTTGAATAGTGTAGGTAGTGGCTGTGGGTACTGATACAACTACGTATTCTTGGTTTATCACTAAAGCTGTAATATTACCGCCAAGCGTAACTGCTCCTGAAATTACAATATAATCCCCTACACTTGGATTATATAATGCATCGGTGATGGTTAATGTACTTGACCCAGAAGTTGCAGTGATTGGATTGTTTAATACTCTAACTGTACTAAAGGGAGTAATATCGTAGTACCCGCCGCCTAGCTCAATATAATACTTAAGATTAGTGCCAACACCTAAATAATTAAATCCAGAAAAATTAACCCAATTCCATAAAGACCGTGCAGTGCCTAAAAACTGAAGGGTAGATAATCTAATCCAGCCGCCTATCTTTTCAGGAAAGCCAGAACGAAATCGAACTTTGTCGCCGTCATACCACCCGCCCTCATTGGCATAGTCAGTACCTTCACGGTTAAGTCCTGGTCTAAACTCTAGTTTTTGTAATGGCATAGCTACTTTCTACTTTTGTTTTTTTACATAGAATAGACTGCGCTCACCGAATAAGTAAAACCCAATTACAGACGCAAAGTTAGATACTTGTTCGTTTACTTCACCACTACCAATAATTGCAAGGTAGGCCCAAGTACTTAATACAATTATACCAATCAAAGGACGCATTAAGCGTATGATTGCTTCAACCCAAGGATAACTAGCGTTACCGCCGCCAGCTTCGTTCATAGTTTTAAATAGCTCTAGGTCAATCTCTTTCATCTTTGCATACTGCTCAATAGTTGCAGGTTTAAATTGGTCCGGTGCAATAAAGCGATTGATAAGGGATTTGCCTAAGTCTACTGCTACTGGGCCTAAAGCCGCTAAGATTGTAATCGGGTCCATTATAAAGTCTTCTCTTCTTGAAAGTCAGCAAGTGTTAATCCGCCTGTATATTGGCAGTGTGCTAGTTCTTTAAACTTTACCCAGCGTCCAGCCCATTCAAGTCCTACGCTTTCTGCAATCTCGCCACATTGTGTAAATAACGCAGTATCATTCCACATCGCTTTACCGTTAACTAGGGGCACAAAATCAAACGCAACCCTCCAATTATGAAAGCTTTTGCCTGCCGATGCGTTAGTTACCTTTTTTCCAGGCAAAGAACGGCCTTGTGCGTATAACGCATTTTGTGACTCTGCATCTCTGTATGTTGACGTAATTAGTACATCAATATTGTGTTTGGCGCAAGACGCAATAAACTGCTCGCACATTGTTTTGACTCTAGGATGTAAGTCTTCTAGTTTACGTGAGTTAACCATGTTATTTTACAGCGTCTTTGAATGGGGTTAAATCTAAATTTCCGTAGAAATCTTTACCTTTTGTAATTTGAATTTGTAAATGTTCTTTATTACGTTTAACAGCATCTGCCCAATCTTCATCAGATGTGTTTTTTGGTTTACCTGCTCTAATAAGATTAACTGAATCCATAGCTGCATTATAGTGAAGTTGAATTTCTTCTTGTGTCATTTTGTTTTCCTTAGTTAAGCAATTGCTACTGTTCTAGCAGTTTCAATTAAGTTAGTCCCATCTGATACAAAAGTGATATTAAAGTATCGTGCCGTTACTGTACCTGTAACTAAAGTTCCTGTAGATTTAAACCCCGACCCAAATGTAATCGTATATGAAGTTGTGCCCGAAGTAAGAATACTTAATACGCATATTGCACCGGCACCAGGAACTGTAGTTGTATATGTAGCATCAGCATTAGGCGTTACTCTAACTACGTTATCTCCACCAAAAGCCATAGCGGTAGTACCAGCAGCAAGAGCACTATACCCTCCATTAATAACCCCACTAACGTTTAGATTAGCTGCACCAGGGTCTGTAGTGTTACCAATTGATACACCACCACTTTGAGCAATCCTCATTCTAATATTACCTTGACCATCTGATAGGACAATGTTGTTATTAGACGTACGAATATCTAAGCCACCACTATTACCGTCATAAGAACCTACAACGACGTTGTAAGAGCCAGTGGTAATTTCTTTTCCTGCCTGATATCCAAGGCCAATATTGTAATCACCTGCATTTGCGTAAAGTGCATTTACACCCAAAGCTGAATTATAATCGCCTGTAGTAAGTAATGGATTAACTCCTTTAGTATATGCGTAAAGTGCCCCACCACCCACTGCGGTGTTATTAATACCAGCACCGTTAAAGAGTAACGTACTTGGCCCTATAGCAGTATTATTTGAGCCTGTAATGCTCTGAGCCATAGCTGCATAACCTAAAGCTACGTTATAGCTGCCCGTAGTGTTTAAGTACATTGCTTGATAACCTAAGCCTACGTTATCACTACCCGTTGTGTTAGTACCCATGGTTAGGGTACCTAAAGATATGTTACGAGTACCTGTTGAATTGTTTAATAATGATGAAACACCTATTGCTATGCTTGAGAAGAAGCCAGTAGGTGAACCCGCTTTACCAACAGGTATCCCACTAACCGTAATGTTTGAAGAAAATGATGGGATTCCACCGTTTAGTACAACACTACCTGTACCTGTTGACGTTGTAGTGCCTGTACCACCTCTAAGAACTGTTAATGTGCCAGTTGTGCCAGCTACAATAGGAAGCCCTGTTGCATTTGTAAGTGTGCCTGATGAAGGGGTACCTAAAACACCACCATTAACAACTGGAGCACCTGCAGTACCTACGTTTATTCCTAAAGCAGTTGCAATACCTGTGCCAAAGCTAGTAATCCCCGTACCACCTGAAGTTACAGGAAGTGCTGCGCCTAAAGTTAAGTCAGGGATGTAATTTTCAGCAGCAACTACGTTAGTAGAATTGGCATAGACCATTGTTCTTTTGCCATTAGGTACTGTGATGCCAGTTCCAGCAGCGGTTTTTACTACAATACTTTGTCCACCCGAAGTGTTGTTCTCAATGATATACGGCTTGTTAATTGTAGGTACAATTAAGTTTCTTGATGCAGTAAGGGGTACACTCGACGTTACGTTAAGAATATAGTTACGTGCGACTTGGGTTGTATTTACATCTACTAGTGTAATGGTTAAATCGGCATCAGTAGTAAAGTTAGCTGTAGCTCGACCTACAATTGCCTCTTCAAGTGCTGTACCTAGGTTAATATTAGTAGTTCCACCCCAAAGGCCTGACTGGTCCCCTGTGCCAATTAACTCAATTTTTAATACTGAATAGGTCGATGCCATGTTATAACCCTTTAATTAATTCTATTTGAAACCCAGTCACTTCAACAACTACGTCTTGTTTATCTACAGGCTCAGTTGGCTCTGCAGGTTGCATGATTTCAGTTTCGGTTTGGTTTTCAATACTCATTATGTTATTACCTCCACCCATGTTACGGTTTGTTCATTGTCAATTGCAGTCCAATTTGGATTTTGACCATTTGAAATTAGGCCCCATATTAACACATTTCCTATATATCCAATAGCCTGAACACCTGTTGCGTTTACTACTTTAGGTAATGCTACTGCTCCCCCTAGGGATGCAAACGGTGCTTCAGCAAAGGAAGTAATGCCAAACATTAAGCATCCTCTGCATCAGCAAAGTCTTTTAGTTTTACAGCCAAATAGATTTTTGCTCGGTCTGCATCTGCAATATAGTCTTCACCATCTAGCGTAATTGACTTAGATGTCACTGGAGATAAGTCTGCGTTGCGAGTTTCTTTTGAGATGTATCCTGCAATTACAACTTCCACTAACTTGTTTTTGTAATCTTCATTAATGGAATAAATGTTCCAATAAGATACATCTACACCCCAATTTGTTGATTCTGTTTTTAGTAATGCCATAATTTTTCCTTAATATGAAGTAAAGCTATTCCACCAAGCTGATTGTGATATGTTAATTTGGTCTAACGCATATACTGTTGTATCGCCAATATCTTTAATTGCGTTCATTGCTGAGTTAATTTCAGGAATATAATATGACAATGATGTTGCTACAGCTCCAGTAGATTGAGCACCTAAAAGCAGTGTTAATGGTGTTCCAGTTGCCGTTGTTAATCCTGTTGGTAAAAATGTAGGCGAGCCTGAATCTTCGATTATTATATTAGTATGCCAATTTGTATAAGGATACCTTACGTCATTTATATTAGTAATTGCAATGCTAAATATAAGCACCCCAGCACCACTATTATTAAGAGTTTTAGTATTTAAACTACCTGAAATATTATAATCAACCCCTAGTTGCACTTGGCGAATATAGTCACCTCCTCCAAACGGGGTTCTTTTTTTGACCGTAAATCCATATATACCTAAAGGTAATGTTCCGTAAGCCCCAGTATTTTCAGATGCTAAAGGTATTTTAGTTGTTGTTGTGGCATTTGCTGGAAGCACAGAATATGGTGTAATCCCTGTCACGGCACTATCTAAATAACCAACCCAATTATCTCCAAAAACAAAAGCTTCATTTACAACTGTTCTAGTTTGAGCCACCCCATCTTTATCTCTAAATACAAGCGTAGCCCCTAAACCAATTGGAAAATGGCTTACACTAGTAACATGTCTTGGAGACACTAAAGTAACTGCCCTCCCACTCCCGTTTTCTGAAAAAGGACTTAAATCAATAATATTTTTAGTGTACTGGTCAGGGTTTTTTAAATTGCCAACTGAATACACATTCATAAAGGATGCTAAAGGAACTGGTCTACCGTTAACAGCTCCCACTACTAAATCATTAATTGTTTTTGTTAAAGAGCCGTTTGTATATCCTGATATATATGAATTTGCAAAAGTTTCTGCTACTGAGCAAGTAAAAGTGCTTGCTAAAGCCCCATTATTTGTATTGAGCGTTACTTGTCCTGTTCCATTAGCTAACGTAACAACATTAGGGAAAGTAGTCGTATCACAGATAGTAGGTGTGTTGTTTACAACGCTAGTGACAGGTTGACTACAGAACACCGTATTATTTACAAAAGCATTAAGCGTTGTTACTTCAGCCTTTGTTGCATCTTTAATGGTGGTCGTAGTAGTCGTACCGCCTGATGTGGTAGTGTACGGTACCGTATAGGCTGTAGGATTTTGAAATGAATCCCATCCTTTAAAATAGGTTGCGGTTGAACCGCCATTAATTGTGACTGGCATTATCCAATCCTAATAGCACGTTGATATATTCTTGCAGATATTGTTCCTGCTGAAAATGTTGCTCTTACATTGCCATATCTTGTATTTGCGTTAGACCCGTTAGATGATGCATAAACAACTGGCGGAAGTGTTATTGTAAATGACCCTTCTGTCGGAAGATTTGCTGTCATTCTTATAGTAGATGATGCTGAATTAATAGTTGGTGATGATGAGCTTGTCGTTAGATTAATGCCTGCAATCATTTCGGTAGCAATTAATGTTGAAGAAACTGTAAAATCAACATACCCAGTAATTAACCACATTCCTTGTGTAAGCACCATAGTGTTACTATTTTCCAAAACTCCTGATGTTAATGAAAGAAGAGTTCCACTACCATTTATTGTTGTTCCAATAGAAGCTGAACTACTATTGTTAAAATTATATGCACCCTCCCCAGCTAATGGCAATCTAGTCCAGTAAGAATTAGATGCAGTTCCTTGTATATTTGCTACAAAATTTATTTCTACAGCATTGTAATTGTTAAATGAAAACTTTGGCTTGTCAACAGAAGGGAGTGCTGGAAATGTAGGAAAATCTGCCGCAATTGGTTTATACCCAGTTAGTACAGTAGGGTCACCAGATTGATATGCCAATGTAATTGTTACGGAACTTATACTCCAAAATCCAGAAAAATAAATACTTTGAATAAACACTTTAAATGATGGAATTGATGTGGGGTTAGGCAACTTTATATTTAAGTTAGTATAATTATTGCTTGTGCCTTGAATTGCTGGGTCTATCATTACATATAAATATGAAACATTATTACAATCAATATACACACCACTTGCAGGGTTGGTTAAGTTAGCAATATTAGAAGCGTTAAGTGTAAAAGTTAATGTGCCGCCATTACTATAAGCCCCTAATATTTGAGCCTGTCCTGCTGTGCCATTAAATCTTACTAAAGCATTTGCATCTGTAGCATACCCAACTTCAGAAGAGCCACCAGCTAATGGTAGTAAGTTAGCTAGTGTGTCAGAACGCAAGTTTACGTTAGCAGAAATATTGCCTGTTAGTGCTGGGCTGTCACTTAATACAACACTACCTGTGCCTGTAGATGAAACTGCGCTATTAGTGCCTAGAATTGCCTTTTCAGCAGGATAAGTACAAAATACGTCTTTAGCAGCAGAGCCAAAGTTGACCAAAGAGCCAGCGTTAGACGATTCTAAAACTGTGTCACGAGTTAATGTACCAGCACCTACTGTTCCTAAACCTACTTCAAAGTTTCCTGTGCCTGTTTCAGTAATGGTGTAATAAGTTGTGTTGCCATTACCAATAACACTAGAAAACGTTTGAAAAGCCTGTGGTGCGCCTGTAAGCGTTAGCGTTCCTGTGCCTGATGTGACACTATTCTCTCTTACCCTGTCTTTAATAATTAGAGCCATTTAGAACTCCTAATTAGGCGATACGTAAGATTGCGTTTGATGCATCAGCCGTTGGAAAAATAATAGTAAAGTCACCAGCTGATGATGTTTTGTCTGAACCAAAGTCTAGCACCGCAACCGCTGTGTTATCTGTGCTGTTATAAATTAAAGCGCCACGAGCAGTAATAGTTGATGATGCCCATGTTATATTTGCAAAGTCAATGAACGCTGTTGTACCCGATGACGTAGGAATTTGAGATACTGTTAGTGTGTTACCACCCGCAGTGTACCCTGCACCCACTACTTCGTCTGTTGTTGAGTATGCTGTAGTTGTAGCACCTAGGGTAGCTGCTGATGTATACAACGCAATTTTATAAACCTTTGTTGTACCTGTATTAAAATTCTGCGCACCACTAAGTATTTGAACCTTAAAGCTTGTGCACATTGCTTGCGAAATCGGCATTTGAAACTCCTAATTATAAAGTGTTGTATTGCAGACTCGTTTGCCCTTTTCGGTACGAATCATTACGTTCTAGGCCATCACCTAAACGTTTAAGTTGAGCTATTGCGTCTTGAAACATTTTTTCGTAGTAGGTGACCATATCAGCTTCACCTTTCATAAATATAACTGCTTCGCGCATAGCACCGTAAAACAATACTGGGTCGTAGTTATCGCCTAGCCATGAGGTACCCGTAGCATTATTAATGGTACTTACTGGAATAGAAAAGCCACTACCAGCTCCTCCAAGATAAGAATTACTAACACTAAGCACATCACCCACCACATATAGTGAACCTCCATTATTAATGGTTACAGAAGATACTGCTCCACTTGAGACTACGATAGTAGCTGTAGCATTTGCACCCATTCCGCCTGTTAACGGCACATTGTTATAGGACCCATTAACATAGCTTGAACCAGCAGTAATTGAACCTAGTGACGTAATTACACCTTGTACAATTGATACTGGGTAATAAAAGTAATGCAATTCGGTAACGTAATTAGCATTGGGGGTAGGTGCTATAATTGCGGTTAATTCATTTAAATTATTTGTAGTTGGTCCAAACAACGCGTAATATTTAGGTAATCCTGTCACCGATGGGTTTGGATATGACTCACGAAGAAAGTTAACGTCTTTGTTTAAGAGGTATGTGTATTTACCAGTAGCATCAATTACAGCTATTGAATATGTAGCAAGCCAGTCGGTTGGCAAGGAAAGGTACTGCAGCGCAGTAGTTAGACTCCCTGTTACATTTTTACGTAGTGAAGGTAATTGCACTGTATTATATATACGTCTTTCAGCCTCTTGCACAAACACAGGAATATTAGAAACAAATAATGCTTCTGTATTCTCAGAATAATCTTGAATTACCTGTGTTAGCTGGATGTAGTTCATTAGCCCATTTTTCCACTAATCTTACGACCTTTAGTAGCCGCGCCATAACCACGCATTTCACCAACACCGTATGGGTTATCACGATTAGCACCACGGTCACCGATACTTACATTCATAGCAACTGTTGAAGGGCCTACATCTTTAGCCGCACGTGTGTTTGGATTTACACTAGACTTAATGTCTGAGCTATAAGTGTTGTTCATTGGTTGTTTGTACACACCAATATCATTGCCGCCACCTGATGGGTATACAAAATCAGTATACGCACTTGCGTCTTTGTTTTCTTTAGCATGCCCTAGTGGATAGGAGTCAGCTGCAGTTGTTTTTACAGAATCATTTTTAGCCATGATATTATCCTTGGTTTTTTACACGAGCTAGGTTACGGCCTACTGATTTCATTGCATCAGATGATACGCCTTTTGAACCTTTGCCTGATTGAATGCCGACTTTTTTACCGTCGTCGCCTAAGTTCTTACCTTTTGTTTTGCCTGATTTAGTTACGCCATCAGCGCCTGATTTAAAAGCCATTTTATTACTCCTAAAATTAAGTTGTTGTTACTGAGACTATACCTACTTGACCCACTGCAATCAAGTCATTTGGTGTTAATGGTGTATCAAACCCACTGGCACCGCCAACAGGATTCCAACCCCATTGAAATACTCGACTACCCTCACTCGGATTACCCCCTGCATTTAATCCTGACACTGCATAACTATTATCTCTGCGAGGTTCTCTAACCGCTTGTGGGTCATTCACTGGGTAAAGCCCTAGTTGTAGTTGCGGTTGGTCTGGTTCCCAGCATTCAAAACAAACTAGTATGCTGACCTGATGGGTCTTAATTGTTAGCTTTTTAAGCTCCTTTAATTTATATCTTTGTCCACATCTATCGCACTCAGCAATTGCGTGTTTACCACTAGCGTACTTGGTTGGCATTATCTTGTATAACTCATGTTACGTGGCACAAAACGGATACTTGCTTTTTCACGGTCTTCTTCTGCAGCAAGTTGGAACTGTTGTTCGTAATCTGTTTTAAGTGCCATTGAGCGGTTAGGGTCTACACCTGGAATCTTCATGCTTAAGTAATAAGCTAATCCCGCAACCATACACGGCAGAAATCGGAATGGAATATCCTGAGTATTAACACCATCGCCAGCATCCTGTAGTCTACGTAAGCGCCAATAAACGAAAATATATTGCCCGTTAGGAGCATTAGGTGTAGGCCAGACATTGATTTGAGGGTTCTTAATTCCACTTGGTGTTGTAGCTCCCGACTGACGATTAATCCACACTTGGATTGGTTTACCTTGTGCTAACTTGTTTGGGATAGTTGAATAGGTAGACTCTGAAATACGGCTGATATTAATATCAGTTTGTTGTATCGTACCTGTCTGGGTTCTAATTACGTGGTCTAGTAAGTCAATGGTGTCAACAGGTAGGTCATATGTTCCCACTCCTGTAGAAAGAGTAATCTGACCTTGTTCAATAGTCCATAAATTAATTCCACGGTTTGCCCATTCTATTGTTAATAAGTTTAAACTACGACGCGCTGTACGGAAATCATAACCTGTACGTAGCTCTGAACCACAACGCTCAAAAGCCTCTTCAACGAGGTCATTTAAATCTAAGTTAAACGCTGTAGTAGCTGTAG